ATTATGAACAGAAATATAATTATTTTCATCATTATGAACAGAAATATAATTATTTTCTATAATTTTATTATTTTGATTTTTATAACAACAATTTTTGATACTAAAAGATCCAGTTATTTTAATTCCATTTGAGTAAAATATTATTTTATGAAACAATTTATTAAGCATACGAAAACTATAATCCATAATTATATATTAGTTATTTGCTTTAATTTATAATAAATAAAATAAGATATTATAAATTTCAAATTTTTTATAAATAAATTTAATCAAAAGATACTTGGGCAGTATATTTAACACCTTTAATCATACCATTTGATATATTATATTTTGCTGTTTTAAGATAATCAACAAATTCATTTTTAACAGGTGCTTTTTCATCATATGAACTTCTATGCCATCCTTTGAAATATTTATAGATAATATCAACATTTTCTTCATCACCTAAATCATCAGTCTTTTTGATATATTCATCTAGGAATTCCATATATACATCAGTCTTCTTTTTATAATTATTAGTATATTTAGTAACTTCTTCTGGTTCTTGTAAGCCACCACCTTGTTCTTTTGGTTTATTATAAAGTGGATAATAAACATTTATTAATAGCCAAATAAATCGCGGACCCCATTTTTGCATTCTTTCAACAAGTGTATCATCTTTTGGTTCATGGAATGGTTCAGTTAGAGGACCATCCACAAATTTAGTTTTCCAAGGGGTTACACGAAGACGCCTCCATGTGCCTTCATCTCTGGCTGGAATTTTAGGTAAGTTATTGCATTGTAAAATTATTTTAAATTGTGGTTTATAATAGAAAGGTTCTTGATATAATCCTCTTGCTTCTATTTTATCATTACCTGCTGTTAATTCTTTCATTTGATTGTAACTTTTAAGGTGGTTGAACTTGATTTAATCGGTGGAGTAATGGTTACGATTTCACCGTTACCGTCTACAATGTTTTCGGGTTTGGTAAGCGATCGCAACCACTTCTCACGTCCTCTAAGCATTTCGGTAGCACGCTCTACGTTCTCCTTCAAAATTACCCATTCAATATCGTTGCATGAAGCGTAATCGTACTTCGTTCCTGCTTCAAACGTTTCCGCAACCGCTCCAAACATTTCAGCCGTTTTTCCGTGCTTTGCTTGTTCGGTTAGTGCTAATTCCTTGGTATTGCTTAACGTTTCTTCCAATGCCTTAATAAGCATCTTAGCACGTATTGCAAATTCTAACGGGTTGGTGTAACCCTCTTCGATTTGGGTGGTGAATCCCTCGGTTAATGCTTTCACTTGAAGCTTACCGGTAACCCCTTGTAGGAGTTGTTCTGTTTGGTTAATCAGTTCCATCTTGGTTTTTGGTTTTATAGTTTTTTTTGGTTGATTCGAAAAAAGGGTGATTGAATCTACGCAGTGGCGTTTGCTCTTTGTACTGCTTCACCAACTCCCAGTAAGGCGTTGGGCAAGTAACGTACTTAATGCTTCGATGCTTTTCCTCCCGTTGGTTGGGCTTTTGCTTAATCATTCCATTGCGTAGAGCAAAGTGGCGCACTGCCTCGGCAGTCAATCCAACAATTTCAGCGATTTCCTTATTATTCAAAAAGGGATACAATCGAAGTATCATATCCCTTTGTTTTTCAGTCATTGCCATCACTTCCAAATTTTACCAGTATCATTGTAAAAACGCTCTTTCCACTCTTGGGTAATGCGGTAATGATCTTGCAACTTATCCAACAAAGTTGGGTCGGTTTCGTGGAGTTCAAGAAGCTTTTTGTACTTTTCCTCGGTGAATGGTTGCAATTCCTTCACCTCTTTTGTCACCGTCTTTGGTGGTTGTGGTTTGGTTACTGGCTTTGCAGGAACTTGAATAGGTAGCTTATTACTTGCTCCATTTGCGTCGTCGTCTTCTTGGATAACTCCGAAACAAGCAGACAAAGAATAGCGACGTGCGTATGTCAAAGCACTACCATAGCCGTGCGGATCGTTCTTAGGCGCAGGAACGAACGTAATGCCGTTGCTCATGGTTTCACCCGATTCGTGAATGATAAGCGTTTCAACACCCACTCCACCTTCCAAGCGGTGAATGATTTGGGAGTAGGTCAACCCATTATCATTTAGCGGTATCTTGATGGCATCCGTAACGCTCGCAAGGTCGGCATATTTGTTACGGAAGTGAGGGTTCATGGAGTCCTTAGATGCTCCTTCGATTTGTGCGGTTGCTTTTACCAAAGCTTTCGCAAGGTTCTTAATTGTTTCCATAATTATTTTTTGGTTTTTCAAAGATAGGGTATGCAATTTAATTATGCAAGTATTTTCTAAAAATTATTTTCGATAAGGTACGTAAGCTGTTCGCTTCCCTATCTTGGTTGCTCTTAAAATCTGCTTACGGTTGTGCGTTTTTGAGTAAGAAACGTGCACCCAATCAGGTTCGGTTAACGTGCCAAATTCCCAAATGATTTGGTCGAAGTCCTCCAACTTGCATGCTTCCTCAAATAGTTCCGCATTGCTCACGTTTACCCCTTGCATATCGATTGCTTCGCCTTTGCAGTGCTGGCTTGTTTTACTCCCACCAATGGCTCGGTTTAATTCAGGGGATCGGTAGAAACTGCTTACTCGGATTGCTCCTAATTTATCCCTCAAAGGTTGAAAAATCTTTTCAGCGGTTTCAATCATGGTTTCGATTGTAGCTTGGTTAGGTGTATTATCAATGCCTAATCGTGTAGCCGTGTTGCTCTTTGTCGCTTCTTGGAGCGTTAAGTTCTCGGTTAGTTTCATAGTCCTTCAAAAAATTGGGTTAATTTGCGCAGGGTATTACCATCAACCAACCCGTTAACGATTGCCTTGCGGTAGGTTGGTGCGCTCACTGGTAATTCAAACACGGTGATTCCGTGCTTAGTTCGTAAATCCTCCCAACGTGTTGCGAGTGAATCCGAAATTAAAGGGGTTGCAGGTTTGCGCCCCCTTTTAAGTTGCTTAATTGTTCTCATAGATAGTGAAAAATGATTGAGTAGTTTTCGTAATTTGCAATGTTCAATTTGAAGGAAATTGCGCAACCGATACCGATTTGCTCGGTGTAACTGCCGTCCGTTGCCACGATGTTTGAGTGGGTTAGTTCAGTGGAAATAATCATGTTGATTAACTCGGTTACCGAAAAATTTGTAGGCGTTCCTTTGCTATCCGAAACGACCCATTTCAACCCCTTCCAAATTGCCTTGGCGTACTTGAATGCGTGGTGGCTGATTGGCTCACATGGAATGTCGGTGTTGTTGTGGCTTATCAGAATGTTCCATGCGCCTGATTCGTACCCTTCGCTCAACCTCATTTCAGGGAGCGTGTTTAGATTGATTGTTCTCATAATGATTTTGGTTTAATGTTTAGCAAAGATACAAACGAAAACTAATTATGCAAACTTTTTCAGAAAAAAAAGTAAAAAAAATTTATTGAGCATAAAAAACCCCCCGAAATCGGAGGGTTAAACCAAAAAGATAACACTATGAAATGCAACCGCTACAAATGTACGTCAATTATTTGCTCTCGTCAACTGTTATTTGTGAAATAGTTGTAATGATCGTGCCGGCGGTAATTAAATAACCGCTCAAACTAACCAACGCCACGGGCAAAGCTACGGGGGCAGTAGCCAACGCACCACCTACAACGCCTACCACGATTCCAATCGTGCGCAATTTCTCAAAGAATGGAGGGGTTGGAGCTTTCAATCGCTCCATTAAATCCATTTCATTTGCTTTTTTCGGCAATAAATTTTTCAAATTTTTCATAATTTGGGGTTTTTATTTTCATTTGTTCCTCGCTTAATCTTATCAATCAGCGATTCATATATTGAGAACCCGTACAATATACGGAAACTTTCGTCAATGCTTTTAAGTTCAACCATAGCAACAACACCAACCACTACCTTGGTGAACTGGGTATCGGTACCAAGTATCAATTTTTCCAACATAAACACCGATAGCACCGCTAAATTGTACAGAAACAATTTGCTAATCGTGTGCCCCATCTTTCGGCTGTTGATTTCCTGCTTGGTTTTGTACGCTCTATAAATCCCGAAAACGAAATCCGTACCAATCAAGGTAGAAACCAAAATGGCAAGTGGAAAGAGTGGCGAAATAAACGCCACCAAACCTATCCATAAATGAATCAACCAGGTCTTCATGCTATAAAGATTTCATCGTAAACACCCTCGGCTCGCTTTTGAAATATGCGACCACCGTACAAATTGTAAAAATCAACCGCTTCGCCAAAGTTTGGGAAGAAGTTTTCTTTATCGGTAATAATTAAGTACTCCATCAATAAATCATTTGAATTAAGCAATGTTCAACAATGATTGTTCCCGTTGAGGAAGAACCCCAAAAAGAAAGCGTGTGCGTACCGCTTGAAGCGTTAATATCAACATAAGAAGTCGTAGCACTTACTCCGAATCCATTACCACCAACACGGCTAATCCTAAGCGTTCCATTCACCCCACCAATATAACGTGCCACAAAGTAGAATTGACCGCTTGTAAACGTTCCCGTAGATAGCGTGGGCGTTGTATTATTTGAACTCAAACCAAACCCCTTAGTACTTGATCCGCTACCCGTATAAAATCCACTACAAATAAAAGTCGTACCTACTCGCATATCGGTTATGTTAATGGCTGAACCTTCAAAGATTTTCGCCAAAGTGGTAACGGATGCCGAAGCGGAGGAATTGACAAAGTAAACACGTGGATAAGCGTTCAACGTAGGCAAATCAGCTTCTACAATCGCACGGCTTTCCCAAAGTGAATTACCTGAGTTGTAAAACAATCCATTGCGGTTGCTTGGAGAAACGGCTGAAACATTGTGCAATTCATCCAACTCGTAACCATTGTCAACCTTAACGAAGATTTTTCCGTTATTTTGGTGAGCGTAAACAACGTAACCCACAACGATAGTGTGAGTAGGTGCGCTCGGTTTAACCTTGGTGATTGCGCCTGGCGTTGTACCTGAAAGATAAAGCAAATCCCCATCGTTCCACGTTTCACCTTGAAGCGAACCCGTGGTATCAATGTTGCGAATTAATCCGCTTGTAGTAATAAACCCTTCTTGATTGTTGTTGATGTTTTCCGTAACCAATCCGATTGTATCAACCGAGTTGGCATCGTTGTTCGCTTGTGCTAATAGCACTTGTAATCTTTGCCCTTGCGCTCCCGTGATTCTAACCGCTTGGTAGTTGGCTTCCAAAAGATTTGCACCTGTACCATTTACCACTCGAATAACTTGCTCTTGCCCGATTTGTAGCGTTACGTTACCACCTTTCAAACCGAGGTCAAGTGTTCCATCCGTATCATTCCAACGTAGCTTTGCCACGCCTGCGCTTTGCGTTGGTGTTTGGTCGAACTCGTATTGCCCTGCTTTAATTTGATACTCTCCAAGGTCAACGTTTTGCGTTGCTCCCGTGTAAGGTACTTTGGCATCCAAAGCGTTTTGCAAGTCCGTTTGATTGCTTAACGTTCCCGTAATCGTTCCCCACGTAGCACCACCGCCACCCGTTGACTTGGCGGTTAAATCGCCATCTTGAACTCCATTTTCAAACCAATACTCGGTAGCTCCGCTCCCAGTATCAACAATCACGGTTAACCCAATATAACGCCTATCCTCGGGAATGTACGCCAAAGCATTAGCGGTTGAACTGAAAACGCCCAAACGATCGTCAATCGGTGCGGGTTTGTTTACTTCTAAATTATCGCTTATTCTAATCATTGCAAAGTCATTGGTGCAGTGGCTTCCGTTTGCCACTTGGTTACATAAATAGTGTACCCGTCTTGGGTATCGTACACCTCAAATAAATCGGTAAAATTCCCTTGGTCGAACGAAGTTCTAAACCAGTGCGAAAGGTTATAATCGGAAGGAACGGCAAACCATAAAAATAGATTGCTAACCGCATTTCCGTCAAACACTAATTGGAACGGTTCACTCGGTGCAACCGCTTTTTCGTTACCAGTGTAAAGGTCAATATCAATGGTTGCTTCAACCGCCCCGTAATAACAAATATCGGGGTTTGCAGGCGTTGGTATTTCGCAAATGGATAAACCCAAAGGAACGTTGAACGTTAGCACCGCACGGCATCCCGCAACCCGATCGCCAAACCTATCCACGAAGTAATCTACGTTCGCATCCGCAGTAATATCGTAATCATTGCCGAAAGTCCGTTGGTACTTAATCATGAAATCCCCTGCAAGTTGAGTCATATCGCTCATAACCTCATCGGGTTGCAACGTTTGAAAGTCCAAGGCGTCCGAACCAGTTGGGCGGTCTGCAACCTTTTGCGATTCCTCAATCTTATCCATGAACACTAAGCCAACACTGAACTGAACAGAATTACTGGCGAATCGTGAACCTTCCAACGTTGCAAACACCAATGGGTAATAAA